GGCCATTAGTCCGGCGTCGGTCATCCAAAGTCGGGTGATTGCACCCGCTTGGCATTCGATACTGGGCCTGTGGTCGATCAGGAGCGGAAGAGATAGTTTGTCGGACTCGGTGAGATCGGACACGAGTTTCAGAGTGCCGTCGATTAACGGCGCTTTCAGTGTCTTCAAATCTACGGTGAGTCCGTCACACATCACTTTGCCGCTGTTGGCAAGGAAGGTGAGGGTACGACCATTGGTTTCTGGGGCACCGCTGTTGGCGAAGCTCTTACGAGTCTTCATCTTGGCCCTTTCAAATAGTAGGGTAGTGGTGCAGTCGAACGTCCTTAATGGGCTTAATGTTCTGAACCCCATAGTAGCACGATGCGATACGTGTCCAATCCTTTGCAGTTCGGGCACTTGAGCGTAACCATCGTGTCACGGGCGCAGGAACCTAGATACCGTCCGCAACGTTTGCAATGGATGTCATACGTCATGATTCCACCACCTCGTAATCCTCGTAGCACCGGCAGTTGGGGTGTCCGTTCGGGGTCTGCATACTCTCGAAGTTGTTCACGTAGGTGCGGTCTCCGATTTCGACGCTGGCGTTTTCAGCCAGATACGTGTCATCCAATGCGATGCGGTTGCCTTCCATGTGACGGCAGAACTCGCACACTTTTTCGTCTCCGCTGGTACGCCATACTTTGTATAGTCGGACGCCAAGAGTCTCACTGAGATTGCGGGCACTGTAGAGACTGCCGAGCCGTTGCGATTGCACGGTTTCGCAGCGGGCAATCAGTTCGGCGTGATCGTTGCCCATGCGTTCGAGCTCGTCGCGCAGCCGGTCTGCGTCCCACTGTTCCACGTCGGCACGGTTCAGCAGTTCGAGCACGTTGTTCGTGATGGTCTTGCTGGTGGACTTGGCGATGCTACGCAAGTGGTCCACGTAGGCTTCACGCACGGTGTCGGGGAGTTCAGTCCAGAAGTAGAGTTGCCGCCAATCATCAGCCGTATAGTTCTCGACTTCCACGGCAATGGAGTTTTCCGGATGGAGTTCCGCCCACACGGTAATGACTTGCTCCAATTCGTAGCCGGTACGGCGGGCGTAGGCGGCGAGGTTGGTCATCAGGTCGTCTTTCACGTCGTTTATCCACTGGTCGCCGATGGCTTCCAAGTCGTCGCGGAGTCCGTTCTGGGATCGGCGGGTCATTCGGATGACTCTGTTTACGTAGGTTCGTGTGGCGGGCAGGATGCGTTTCTCGGTTTCTGTTTCCTGCGGTTTGATATTACGGCTATACTGTTTTGCGGCTGTTGGGATACTTAGTGTCGGGGCCTGCTGGTGCAGGTCAAGACGCTTATACGAGTCGGGGAGTCCGAGCGCGTCCACGGCAGATTCAAGACTGGCGCCCATGTTCAGGAGTTGGGTCAGCGAGTCGATACGTACTTTCTGCGTGTCGGCCTGCACCTTCTCCATGTCGGTTTGCGAGGGAAGATCGAGGTCGAACGTGATGCCATACCCAAGTCCCCCGGTGATGCGGTCTAGTTCGAACTGCCATTTATCCCACACCGTCATACACAACGGTTTCAACGTGTTTTCGATGAACGCGCGTTCCGCCTGTTCGGCGTTGGCGTAGGTCTGCCCGTTGTCGATGCCGCGAATAATGTCCGGGACAGCGAGCGCGTTCGACAATCGGTTGTTCACCACATCGTTGACGGTCTGCAAGTCCAGACTGTCGTTGGCGTTCTGGAACGGCATCCACACCAGTTTACTGGTGGTGCTGGGCTTGTGGGTCATAGGGTCAACCGGGATCATGTTGTATACGATTCCGTTGTTGTTGCCTGCGCCTCGGAATGTGCTTTCGAGGCGTTCGCGGTTGCGTTGGAAGTCTTCAGTGTTTTCCGATACGATGCCGAGCATTCCAGCGGGTACAGCGTTGTTGCCGAAGAAGCCACGCTCATAGTCGGCGATCATATCGTCCACGTTCGCCCACTTCTTCACCGTCATGGCAGGAGCGATGCCGCGCGTCGGGTCGTTCGGATGCTGGCTGTAGCTGAGAGCGATGGTTTCGTCTCGGGAGAATTCGTAGACTCGTTCGCCGTCGCCCAAGTCCATCGTAACGCGGTGATACCAGCCAGAGCGAGAAGAATTGTAATGGCGGCTGTTCGACGGTAGCAGCGTATAGCCGATGATGTTGTCGGCTGTAATGTCTCCGCCCGGCCCGTTAGTTGTCCAGATAAGAATATCCAAGTGAGATTGGGTGAGGATGGTGGCGCAAACGATCTTGAGGAATTCCAAGCATGAATACGTGTCGTTTGGCGCGTAGAGCGCGGTCAACGGTGCGGGGGCCGGGTCGATGCGCCTGTTGTCCGAGTCCACGGCGTAGGGGATTACCGTGCTGAACCGTTGGGCGATGGCGTTCACATACGGGAACACGTTGTCGTAGGTGTCGTGCATGGGGATGGTGTTGCCGCCCATCGGCTGCCAGATGTTCCCGCCCATCGGTGTGGGGGACATACTGGGCGCATGGTTACGGTCGAACGCGCTCATAAAACCTTCACGGAGATTGTTCAGCAGGCTCACTTTTCCTCGATTCGTCATAAGACCCTGCGTCTAGTCTACCGGGTGCAACGCATAAACCTAGCAGACAGCAACGTCCCACGATGGAAGTTGCAGCGGCTTGTAGTAGGCGAGAAGGACGCTATCCGCTAGATCGGGGCTACCAGTCTGATTCTCTGTTTTGTAGTCTTTCTTCCGCTGCACTTCGCGTAGGTTTCTGTTGTTGATTGCCCATTCACGGGTGCTGAGTTCCTGAAACAGTTCGGCTCGGTGTTCCAGATTCGGGTTGATGGTGATTTCCGAAAGCTGTTCGGCAAACTCGAACCATAATTCCGAACTGACTGCCGGATAGCGGTCGGGATGCTTGGGCTTGGCTCCGAAGTTGACGCCGTTCACTGGTTGGTTTCGGCTGCGGAGAATATCCGTTACTCCTCCGCCCACGCCGGTATCGTCCACGTTGATGATGCTTGGATGATGTGTTCCGGCAAGGGTGATTATGCGTTCCGCTGTTTCGACAAGACTGGTTTTGCTCCAGCTTACGAGGTCTACTAGGTGGCGTCCCTTTACGATGGCTACGGCGGTTCGGTCGGCTCCGTATCGGGCCACGTCAACGCCGAAGCTTACGCCGCCTTCTGTTTGAGGTTGGCGTTCGGTCGCGTCTGTGAGTTGCTGCCAGCTTATGATCTGGTTGATTGTTTTCTCGTAGGGCATTCCTTCCCAGATGTGGGCGAAGTCTGGGTTGTTTCGTGATTCTTCGACCTGCTGTTTGATTTCCTCGGGAAGGATTCCGGCTTGTTCCGCGTCCCGCCATGTGGTGTGATGGTGGGTGGTGCGTTGTTGGGTGAGCTGGCTCGGATGGGTGACGAAACGTGTGGTTATCGCATCCTCCGGGGTAAGGGGATTGCGGGTGAAGATAATGGTGCTGCCGTTCTTTCGGATGGTCGGCAGCAACACGTCTAGGCTATGGTCGGTGATGAACTGCGCTTCCTCGATCCAGCACCGGTCTACACCTTCGATGCCTTTCAACGTGCTTTCTGGGTCTTCGTGCAAGCCCTTGAACCAGAACACACTGCCGTTGACGTGTGTTATCTGTTCGCGGGTGATAGTGAAACCGGGAAGCTCATAGCGGCTGATGATATCCGCTAGGAGCTGTTTGACGCTTTCCTGAATGCTGTTCTGGAATTCACGGGTGCATAGGATGCGGGTGGGGTACATGCTGGCTTCGAGCGCTAGGGCTAGGGCTACGCTGGTGCTTTTCGCGCTTGAACGGCCTCCGCTGTAGTCGTAGTAGCGGTATGGCGGATTGTCACGGTCATGGAGGAAGAACAGTAGGTCTTCGTATGCTTTGGGGATTACGAGGTTGAATGTTCCGTTTTGTTCCATAATGTGCGCGCGATTCTCAATAGTATGGTCTTCACCCGAGGGAACCCGAGCCTTATTGAGAATAATAGGCTCGGGTTTGTTCACTTCACCGTAACGTTGATCGTAGGCGGCTCGTACATCTGCACCGTCTGGTCAACCTGCTGTCGGGGCATGCCCTCGGTACGGTTGGCAATGTCTTGGTAGGCGCGGAATGCTTTCTCACCGTCTTTCTTTGATTCAAGAACCCGGCGTAGGGCGACCTGTTCGGCTTGGGTCAGTTCGTCCATACGCTGCACCCATTCCGCTAGGTCCTCGTTCGTGAGTTCAAGGAATTGTTGGAGGTTGTATTTCACGCTGCCGCGTTTTGTCCATTTACGGCTGCGGTCTTGTGGGCGTTCTTGGAATCCGCCTTTACCGGTTGGGTTGTTCACGCCTCCGGTGAT